GAAGCGCACCTGTCGCCGCACCTGAGAGGCTACCAATCATCTGTCCCAGACCGACAGAGTACGCTCCACGCCAAGGAATGAATGGGAATTCAATTATCCACTGCATCCGCTCCTGGTACTCATCTTCCTGTTCCCAGTTACGTACGACCGCGACAATCTTCTTAGTCGGTTCGTCCATGCTTATTAAGTAAGGTACAGTTCCTTCTGCATCTGTATCACCTTCCATGTCAATGAAGGTATTGATCTCGTAGATGATGCGCAGACCATCTTCGTTGTAGAAATCGTAAGAGTCTTTCCCTTCTACCTTGTCAGTCGCTTTCTGCGCTGCGGTTGCCTCTGGCATCTGCGCGTTGACCAGAGGACTGATGTCTTTGTACATCCCATCCTTGACTCGGTCTTCAAACTCCATCTTCGTTACGGGTTCAGCGTAAGTCTGTCGCTCTGCCGTATAGAAGTTGCTCGCCGAATACGGAATGTAGATCTGATCTTGCGGAACAAACCGTGGACACGGACGTGTCTTGTTCTTAGACCAGTCAGGCGTGATCCGCATGTACTGTGACCCAGACAATGCATTCTGAGGAAGTAACTGTTCAAGCTCTGGACGGAATCCCTTCATCTGTTTGAGGAACTGCCAATTCATGTAGTTCTTTACACGATCAGCCTTCTCCATTCGTTCAGAGTTTATGTTCTCACCTGGGATGTACGTTTTAACTGGACCGTTCGGTGGAAGCAGTTCTTTGACCGCTCGCGCACCATAATCAACTGCTGCCTCTGTGAGCATCGGATGAACCGCTCTTGAAGCACCGGTGAACTCTGCTCCGCCTGGAGCTTCCTTCCCTAGTCCTGTGCGCTTGATTGCTTCGGCGTACTCTTTGTCACGTCGTTCACGTGACTTCTTATCACGTTCAATACTTTCTTCCAGTTGACTTCCTAGTCTAGTCAACTCATCATCTGGTATCATGTCTACGATGTTGTCGTAGAACTCATACGCTTGATCCGGGCTAACATCTCCCTCCATCTGTACGATAGCTCCGCCGTCATCGGTATCAACCACTTCCTGCGAAGGTTCGTTGAACGGAATCTGTTCTTCAGGTGTAGCCATGTATTAATCCTCCGCGAGCTTTGTATGGTGGTTTGTACTTGTACTTATCGGTGAAGTTACCCTTTAAGAATGAATCCCAGTTCTCAGCCAGACTTTCTCTAGACATTGAAGGTCTATTCTTTCTTGTCAGTTTGAATTCACCTTGCGGTAAGAATACTTCGTATTGATTCATCAGGTCATAGAGCGGAGCAGTGTACAGCCCTGGAGCTCCTTCAGGTAAGAAGATCTCATCAACGAACGGACTGTACCAATCTTCTGCGAAGTATGCCGCAACATCACGGTCCAACGATGTTGATACAGGATATCTCCAACGACTTGATCTTCGCCGTACCCCTTCTGCTCCTCCTCGATACACCGTCATATCTTCAGGGAGTCTTGGTCCTTCACGTATGATGCGCTCCAGATCAGCAATTATCTTTCCGGGTGACCTGAACGTTTGTCGTTCGGATACTCGTGTAGTTGCTCCTTTGCCAAGTAAGTACTCCATATCTCTTGCGACTGGTACTGTACGAGACTCCCATTCGTCAAACTCACCTTCTTCAATCCCTGAACGTCCGCGCGCGACATGAGCTTCCAGCATCTCTTTGTCTGCAGGGTCAAGCTCCTTGAAGTACTTATTGAAGTCAGTCTTGAGCTTCTTCAACAGAGTTTTGGAGAGGGATGCTTTAGACATCAGTTCTTCCTTACTCGCTCACTCGCTATGTCATCCGCCGCTTGTTCAATCACTGCATGGAACACGCAGACTGGACAGCCATCGTACGACATGACCCGCTGAGGCCCGAAGATACCAAGTGCGTTCATGATCAACCTGTTCTTCACTGACACGAACGCATCCATCTCACCACTCAGCATCTTCGCTTCACGTTCATCAAGCGTTAGCTCCAGGTCTTGGCTGAACCCACGTTGGATGAGCGCCATCCGCACTTCATCTTCATGAAGATCGCAGAACATTATCTCTCCCAACTGAACCTCGCCATCAATAGACTCACTCATGCACATAGTTGTCGGCTGATCACCCATCGTATGGATTACCTCCTCGTGCTTTCTTCTTAGCTCTATCTGCTTCCATCCGCGCCTTCTGTCGCTGGACTTCAACCGGATCCTTCTTGATAGTGAGCGGTCCAATGTACTCATCCATGAAGACGCGCATCGCTTGAGTCGTTGAGTCTAGCAGGTCATCACGCTCAATGCTTCCTTCACCAATGTACGAACAGACCTGAGTAATCAGCGGATCCATGTACGTCTTCGGCGTCTCAGGTACACTGTCACTCTCAACGCACCAGACACGACCATGAGCCCACATCGGTGACGTCAGATGTAGACGCAGGAGCTTGTCGGCGTTCCCAGGGTTGTATCCGAACGTGAGGATGTCTTCAGCGGCAAGACTCTGTCGTAAGCTGATGCCCGAAGCCTTCTCCTCAATGAGTATCATGTCCACTCGCTTACCTTGATGCCTCGGCTTGTTCTTCGCACGGATACCCTTCGGTCTCAGCAATGGTTCATCCGAGTCTCCGTACGTCAGCCTCCGTTCTCTCTTCACCTTCTTTATAAGGTCAGGCAGACCGAGCCACTCTTCCCAGCAATCGAGCAGCATGACATGCGATTCTTTCTTCCAACTGAACAATCCCCAGACTGAAGACGCTGACGGGTCATTCTCCTGCTTCTTCTTATCATGCTGCTTCTCAGTGAAGGATGGGTCAATGGACATAATGATGACCTGGAACTTCGGTAGAGGCTTCTTCGCTGGCCAGATGCGCCACTGCGAACGTCGTACGATGCCTTCCTCTTCAGGGTCTAGTATCTCACCCCATAGTTCTTGTCGCCCGACCTTCGTTCCTTCGTACTTGGATACGTTGTCAAAGAACACTTCAGTCAGGTTCTCGCGGTTCTCATACGTCGACCCGACGATCGTCACACCATTGGGGTCAGCGTTCAGTCGTCGCATGAACGGTGTCGGCTTCGGTGTGCCTGTCCACAGTACCTGAGGATGATCACCGAGTCTCAATCCGAACCAGAGGTTATCCCAGGCATCTTGCGGATACTTCCACGAAGCGATCTCGTCGCACCATGCCTTGTGATGCTGAGGTCCGCGAAGTCTTTCTGGTGTATCTCCGGCGAAGCCACGAATAAAGCTCCCATTCCATAACGTACATGATGGGAGCTGACTGTTCGTGTCAGCGATAAGAGTATGGGGAATCACGGAGTAGAGTCCAGTCGGACCTTCAAAGCAAGTATAGCGAACGTCGTCGTGCGTCGGAGCTACTATCGCGAATAATCCCGGTAGTTCTGCTGCCTCGCCCCCGAGCCAGTTCGCAGCCGCGAGTGTTTTGCCGAAGCCTCTTCCGCTCCGGATTCCCCATATTGTTTTGACGTAGTCATCAAATTCTTTCGGCGGAAGTTGCTTCTGACGAGCGAGTGACTTCCACATCATACGCCATCGTAAGAAGTACAGTTCTTCCTCACTGAACTCGAAGAGGTCTTGCTTGTACTGCTCAAGAGCCTTCGGTAAGTTGTCCAGGTCAAGCCTCGGCAGAGCCGAGTAATCAAACGCACTGAACTGTTGAAGGTCAGGCACTAGAAGTTCTCTATGAAGTGCTCGTGGAGCATACGTTCTATCTCCGGTGAATGAAGTGACATACCCTCATCATCCGAGTTGCTCAGCCACACTATATCGGTGTTCTCAGTGTTGAAGCTCACAGTGTACTCACCGAAAGTGAAGCCGACCACAACTGATACGTCCACATCCATCAAGCTCCTCCGAGTATGCTCTTACAGATCGCACTGAAAAGCGCGTCCTTCGTACGCTCGTGTATATGTAAGGTGTGATACGGAACCATGTTAGGATGCGTCTTCTCCACTTCACTCTTCAGGTTACCGAACATCCATCCATCCTCAATCTTCTTCGCCATCCAACTCGCATGGCTGTCCTCCGGCGTGAACTCCGGATTCTCGTAGTGCTTCATCACTCCTTCGTAGCATGAACTTCGTTGCCAGTCTGGGGCTTGATCCCACGACTGATGACTATGATCACTCAGCACTCCGATGCAGTATGCTCGGTTCGCTTCATGACACGTCCTCGCTACTAGCCAGAGCAGTTCGTTACCGACTAGCATCTGTGGAGATGGAGGTAACTTCGCGTGAGACAGTTGCTCTTCAGGCGTCATCACTCTGCCTGGAAGCATGTCACCGACTTCGTTCTGTTCTAGTGGAGCAGGTGGAATCTCGTTGTTCCCTTCCGCTGGATTACGTTCGTCGTACTCTGGTCTCTGTTGCACTTCCTCATTCATCTTCCTCTCCTGTTTGTCTACTGTATTCCCAAGCTCGTCGGAGGACTTGGCTTCGGATTGACTGTGATGCCGACGCTCTCCTGACCACTAAGTAGCCCGAGGTTCTTCATCACTTCGTTTGATACGTCTGACTCCGTTCCTATCGCATTGTATGCTGTGCTGACAAAGAACCAGTTCCCCGAAGCGAGCGGCGATATGACGTGCGACGTTTCGTTGGGGTCTGGTATGTCTACCTCGTGGTCGTACGGTCCGCTCTGTGTCATGCCGTACTTCAGCTTGAATCCTGCGAGGTCTGTCAGTGCTGTGCCGTCAGTGTTCTGCGTCGGTGCTGTCCACGTCAGTGTCGCCTTCACATCAAGCCATGAACACGTGATGTTATAAGTTGCGCTACTGGTAACTGAAGGAAGCGTTTCAGTCCCACTCGGACCCTTGCTCCCTGACCAATCCCCTGATGCAACACAAGCGTCAGCGAGTGGCGTCGTATCCCAGGTCAGTACAGGTACGACAGTCTCAACGCCCGACGTGACTTCAGCAGTGAACGTGATGACGTTCTGCGCACTGACAGGCAACGCTAAAAGAAAAACGAGGAAGCCGAGTGGATAGCGGAAGCGACTACCGCTGGAGATTGTTAGCGTTACTCGGGTCGCTCCCTGTGTTCTCAGCTTCCTCGTAAAGGTGTTCAGAGCGGGAGCTGAATGGCTCCAGGGTAATGCGCCGAACACGCAAAGAACGACGCTCCATACCTTCTCAGCTCCCGCAACCATCAACTCTTTCATATCAACTTCCTCGTGTTGGATCTGGTTTATTCTTTATCATTCCAAGGATGCTCGAAACGATGCTCTCCTTGTCTTCCTGGTCTAACGTCATAGGTCTGCCGACGCTTCCACTGTGTTCGGTGCGCTCTTTGTACTTCTCTGGCTTGTTCCCCTTCATCAGCATTGTCAACAGACTGTCGGAGTAGTCCTTGTAAGTATCGGTGATCTCCCCCTGATAGATAACAGGGCGATCGAAGCCATCTATCGCTCGGCGATGAGCCTCTTCTTCTATGACATCCACTGCCATCTGCTTCGCTTCCATACACGCTTCGTTGAACGACTCGTCGTCCTTCCTCCATCGTAGGTATGTACGCCGACTCACTCCCGATGCTGTCGTACCCTCCCTTATGATGCCTCGCTGTGCGTATGCTCTGCAGAACACCATCTTCAACTCCGCCGTCAGCTTGGGAGTGAGAGACCTGTCCTCGCGCTGGAAGTAATCCTTCACTTCCTTGTGGTTCGTTTGAGGCTTCCTCCGAGTGGAGTGCGTAGCTTTCCGCTCCTTCTTCGTTGCTTTCGCACGAACTACCTTCTTCTTCGCGCGTGAACTCGACGACGCGGCTGTCGGCGCCACCTTGCGCTTCTTTGCTGTCTTCTTCGATGTTCTCTTCTTGGCCACTCACTCAAGTTCCCTGATGATTAAGCGGAGAGCAAGCCACTGAGCAGCGGGAACCCGAGCCGACAACGAGGAGGAAGTACCACGAGCCCGTAGACTCAGACATTAGCTCATTGCAGCGGAGTGGAACCGCACAGCAGCCCGCTCTCCTTGGGGATGAATAGTGTGCCGCCAAAGGCGACTCTACAAGCTGATACGTATGATACGAATACGATACGACCCTAGACGGTGTTGATACTACTGATACGATGATACCCTACTTATATAGAGGGAGTACCCTATAGTACTAAAAGAAGCAGTTAGTTAGTTAGTATAAATAATGAGGTGAGCAATAACTTGCACCACAATGGCAAATGGTGCGTATCGCATATCATGCGTATCGGCATCGTGTCGTGCTCATCGTGCTCGTCTTACCCATGAATACCCTGTAAAATTAGTCGCTTGCGCACGGAACGGCCTCGGTAGTACACTACGCATCTGGCTGTATTACTGGCCATTACACCTATACATACACGAGGGAGGAAGTACCGATGAACGAAGCAATTGTGTCCACAGTGCAATTGAGTAAATTGCGAGAAGCAGAGGAAAGAGACCGTCTCAAACAGGCTGAGCCAAAGTTCCGCGATACCTTACTGATGGCGGAACGGATACCCTTGCGCACCAAAACGCAGTATCCATTGTATCTCGAAGCGAGGAGCATAACGATCCTCAAAGCGATAGCTGAACTGGACGGTGTGAGTGTTCAGGAACTTATACGGAGCCAGATGGATAAGTTCATCAGTGAACGAACCAGGAAGAAACAAAGAGGGAAGCGCAACACTACTAAGAAGCGAGCTTAACGATGTCACAGAAAGAGATCATGCGCGTTATGCGCAAAGAGGATCTTGATCGTAGTGGGCTCGGCAAGCCAGCAACGATAAGGAAGCTGAAGTACGGCGACACCTTATCTAAGAACCAGACGTACGACGCAACCGGAATTGAAGATGCAGTGTCTTACGAGATACCGTACTTTGACCCGACCGGGAACCCGTTGAACTACGTACGATGGAAGTTATTCCCACTGATTGAATCCAACCAACCGAAGTACATGCAGGTAGAGAAGACCATACCGAGGCTCTACCTTCCACCGTTGATAAACTGGGAAAAGATATGCGAAGACCCATCTCAGCGCATCATCATTACAGAGGGCGAGAAGAAAGCCGCTTGTGCTACGAACCTGGGACTGCCGTGTATTGCTCTCGGTGGTGTCTGGTCGTTCACAGCTAAGAAATGGCATCTGAAGGAGATACCGGACTGGAACTGGTTTGACCTGAAGAACCGTGAAGTTGAAGTGTGTTACGACGGTGACATGTACACGAATGACAACGTGGCGAAAGCACTGGACGCGCTGACTGCCATGCTAACGAAGCGAGGAGCGAGGGTGTTCATTCGCTACTTGCCAATGACGGAGGGACTAAGCAAGCTAGACGACTACCTAGTGAAGAAGGGAACGAAGGCATACCAAGAACTGGAGTGTCCTGAAGCGCCGAACAGCGTACAGATGAGCAACCTGAACGATGACCTTGTATATATCAAGGACACGCAGACTTACTTCAGCACGTATGATCGCATACTCTACGGTGATATCGGTAGACTGAAGCGTAACTATGGTTCAGTGATGATAATGAGCGAGAGCGGCAAGCCGATAGCAGCGATAGACGAGTGGGTTCGGTGGCCGCACATGAGGAAGGTTGATCGCATGACCTATGCTCCAGGTGAAGACCAGCTTATCAACGGCGAACTGAATGACTGGCCAGGATGGGGGACTGAAGCGAAGCGAGGGAACTGCAAAGAGTTCCTGGACGTCATCAAGACCATTGATAACTGGGAGTGGCTTCTTCAGTGGCTCGCGTATCCGTTGCAGAACCCGGGAGTGAAGCTGTTCACGTCGGTACTCATATGGAGTATAGAGCAGGGAACCGGCAAGACCTTCATCGGTGATGTGATGCGTGACATCTACGGAGCGAATTCCAATGTGATAACGAGCGTGGAACTGCATGACGAGGGACTGACCTGGATGCGTAATAAACAGTTCGTCCTCGGGGAAGAGGTGATGCAGACACGTTCCAAGGCTGACACCGGACTGCTCAAGCACATAATAACTGGCGACACCATAACAGTGAACGAGAAGTACGTACCGACGTTCAAGCTACCGAACTGCTGTAACTTCATGTTCACCAGTAACAAGCCAGATGCAGTCATCCTGGATACTAACGATAGACGGTTCTTCGTAGGGAAGCTAGACAAGGAACGACCACAGAAGTTCTGGAACGAGCTTGACGCCTGGAGGAAACGGAATGGAGGACCAGCCGCGTTCATGTACTACCTACAGAACAGCGTAGACGTATCCAAGTTCAACCCACGAGCCGCAGCACCAGAGACACAGGAGAAGCAACAGATGCAGAGCGCTGGACTGACGAGCGTTCAACAGTGGGTCAGCGAACTGATGACAGACCCGGAGAGCATAGTGGCTGACAAGTTTGACAAGCAGATAGCAGTGGCAACCATGAAGAAGGATGTGTTCAGCATTGCGAACATCTTGCAGTGGCTACCAGATGACCTGAGGCTGACGAACAGAGTTCAGCTATCCAATGCGCTCACAATGCTAGGTTCAGTACGTAACAGTAGTCCAGTACGACTGGCCGACGGTAGGATGGTGAAGCTCTTTGCGATAAAGAACATTGACCATTGGAAGGAGAAGGTGGGAAAGAACCGTGAGTGGGCAGCGAACTACGAAAAGAAACTCACACCGATAACCAAGAAGACGAGGAGAAGGAAATGAAGAAAGAGTATTGGTTTGTACTGTGGATAACGATCGTGATAATAGCGATAGCGTACATCGTACCAAGCAATGATCATTGGAGTATGGTGTACGAGGCGATTCAGGTTCCCGAATTAGTGTGCGACGATGATGGCAACTGCGTACCGGCGGATCAGAAACGGTTCGTCCTGTTCAATGAGGACGGTCTGTCTCGCCAGGAATGCACCGATCTGTTTGATGAGCATCTGCGCAGACTGAACAACAATGCCGCAGTGATCGAGTATGAAATAGGATGCGGACATCTGCAAACGAAGGGACACGGTACTGAGTTCCAACGGCAGATGCATTGGATGATACCGTGAAACGAAGATCATTTATCAAAGGAGCGGTCGCTGTCGCGGTCAGTGCGTCTTTGCCTGGAGGAGATGGAGTAGAACTGTACAGCATAGCGCATCCGAGTCCGGCGCTCTTGCCGATAGTCGGCGACGCGGATACCGGCATCTTCAGTTCGGGCGGCGACAAGCTGGAACTCGTGGTTAATGGTCAGAGGATGGCGAACGCACTGGCGAAGAGCGTGATGCAGACGCGGGATGCGGTCGCAAAGAGGGTACTCAGTAAAGCGTTTCCGGATGCTGAACTGAGAACTCCATTTGATCTGGCAGTGCTGGAAGAAATGGAAGTGGACATTGATAACTGAGGAGGAAGTACTATGAAGTACGAATACAAAGAAGTGAGCCAGTTCAATTCTGAGCGAACACGTGAGGAAGAGCTGAACCATTATGGACAGCAAGGATGGCAGTTCTTAGCATCTGATCGTGTAGCAGGAGAGATGTTCTGGCTGTTCGTGCGTGAAGTAGAAGAAGACAAGCAGGACGGCGCCGACCTGGATAAAGTTGAGAAGGAGACGCGCGGACTAGCATGGGATAGCATTGCCGTAGAGTTTCAGCAGGACCATGAGACTGAAGGATACATTGTATCTGTGATGGACAACGATGGCTTGATAGTGAAGACCCATGTACATCTGTATGAGTGGAGCGGACCAGTGACGAACTTCATAAACGATAAGGATGCACCTGGGATGATAGCTTACCTGACGGGCCTGAACACGACAACAGAGGGGGAACGTGATGGAACAATCATTAGAGAATGAAATACATATTGGTGAAGTGTACCAGCACATGAAGACAGGCGGAGAGTACGTAGTGTTCATGATTGCAAGACACCCGCAGACGTTGAAGCTTGCTGTGATATACGGAACGGATGATGATGATTCATACTTCTGGCGATCACTGGTAGAGTTCAGAGAAGAGTTCGCTAAACGAGGAGGAAGTAACGGTGGATAGTATAGTAGAAGTACTTCAGTGGCTGTTCATGCTCGGTACACTGCTGACTGTCGTGGTCAACACTGCCAGTATCAAGCGATTGACCTGGAGGATTGAGCGGTTAGAAAGACAGAGGGAACTAATGTGAGTGAGTTTCCGTCAGGCAGTACCATCTGTCACAAGTGCGGAGTGGAAGCAATGAACTTCTTGGATGAAGCCATTCGGTTCTACAAGGTGTGTCTCAACTGCGCAGCATACAGCCCACGACTATGTCCGCACGATGGAGTGAAGTGCGAACACAACTGTGAGCGCGAAGATTGCTGGCGTGAACTGGAAGGGTCATGACTTCGTGGCTGGATGCACCGAACCTATACTGTCCAACGATGAAGGAGACTGGGCGGAGCTACGGATGGCTTCGTCTGTTCTCTGGTGAGTGTGTTGGATGGTGTGTTCGTGCAGGAAGTATAAGCATACGTCGGTCTCTGAAGAACCATGCAGTGCCGATCTACATGCCACCGAGTGAGTGCGCACTGTACGTGAGGCATCCATTCCAGCGGCTGATGAGCGCACATGCACTGTTCAGGGTTCCGAAGGATGGACCATCGTGGCAGACGTTCGTTGATTACATACTTAAGAACGACCATGATTACTGGCTTCCTCAGGTGCAACTGCACAAGGACGTTGATCATGTACACTACTATCGGTTAGAAGGATCAACGATGGTGAGGTCTCACTCGCTTGGATGGCTTAACGCAACGCATACCGAGAGGGAGAGGCCGGAGTATCGAGAAATTGATCTGGCGCGATACTACATGGACGACCTGAACGCATGGGAATTCAGTAAGTCAGACAGAGGAGATGAGCATGAAGTGTCCAGAGTGTATTGACCTGGGATTAAAGAGTAGAGTGTATCCGGGGATAGGAGCGACGACGTTGATGGGGTGGCAAACATACTATGATGAAGATGGTATGTACCACAAGCACGATCCGAACAAGACTACGACAAGTTATAGATGCAGCGAGGGACATACGTGGCAGCGCGAATCGCTGACGCCGTGTCCGAATTGTTTATACGGGAGAAGAGGAATGACAAGAAACAGCAGAGGTGAAGTCGTACCACAGTGCGAAGCGAAATACCTACGAGATTTCAACCACTTTAGATGTATAAAGGAGGAAGGACATGACGGCGAACACACCGACAACAGAGGAACCTGGAACACAGCAACTGAGGAAGCCAGCACTGACGAGGTTCCTGCTGTACCGGGAGGATGATGAAACTGGTATCAGCGGCGAAGGGATAGTAGCTGAGGGAGTGGAGTTTGAAACTGGTCAGTGCGCACTGTCATGGCTGACCTCGTTCAGTAGCATTGCAATCTATCCCAGTGCTGCTGAGCTGACAGCGATTCACGGACACGATGGACGAACGAGAATCGTATGGTGTACTGACGATCATGTTTTGGATGCAGTACACTCGCTAGGGTAAGAGAAAGCCCGACTGTCCAATTATTGGACAATAGCCCGGTTTCTGGCCAGTACAGGGGAACCGGGCTTTTTTTCGTCCGTTTTTCCCTTATAATACAACGTGTTATGGGCTATTGTGCCGGTATGTAATACACCTTATTATATAGGCATGTACAGCGACCCCACAATTACAGCCCAAAACTACAGCGGCTCTGTGGCGAACGTCTCTTGCATTGCGCCTAGAAATTCAGCGTATTCAAATCCGAAAACTGAACGCGTCAGTATATGCGCGGACCGTAGGCGAACAGCACTTTACCGAGTGTGTGACGAAGCGAACGCAGAGTAAGCAAGCGCGAGAAGTTTTCGTAAGCAGAACTGCACTAAGCAAAACGTCTTACCAATTACGGAGCGAGGGACGCCAGTTAAATATGGCTGAGCCTTGCGTTATGTGAACGACGTTGCTGATTGTTAGCTACTGAGGAGTACGTTGTTACCTACGGCCGAGCCGACCATGATTGGACGCGAGACGGTGTACGAGGTAGCAACAACAATCAGCGACAGCACATAGCGGGACGCGTAGCGAGCGTTCCTTGATGCGGACGGCGGACTATACCGGCGACAAGGCCGGAAGGAGTTTGCTATGTCTTACGAAAGTGAAAGGTATGAACTGGAAGTGCAAGACCCAGAGTATCCCGAGAAAAGAACTTGCTTCAGGGATCTAGACGAGGTGATGGAATCGTTCTATCGCAGCGTGGCTGATAACTACAGCGAGCCTTCTCACAATGTCGCGGTCCACGATCTGGTGGCCGGACGGACTCTGTGCGTATGGCAGTACACCGACACCGACGAGATCGGTAAGGTAATGTACGACACCCAGACCAAAGTCTTAGGAAACTAAGATAAACCTATAGCCCTGAACAGAGGGCTCACCTCTGCCGTCTGCATCAAGAAGCGCTCGCTTCAATAACTTAACCGATGGAGAACGATGATGATGACTCAACATACGGTAGACCCGAAGGCAGCACGACAGGCATGGTTGGCACTATTGCCAGCACAGAACGCACGATGGACCAAGAGCAGCCCATCACGTAAGATACTACAGTACGACTTCCAGGCTGAGGCCGAACGTGGCATGGACGAAGCCAGCATAGTAGGACACGGAGCAGGTCTGATGAACGCAATAGATGGAGGGATCCACTGATGCAACCGACAACGATGATGGAAATCATGTTCATAGTTTTCTTTGGCGTAACACTGCTAGGAAAACAGCATCGTGCATACAAGCCACAGACAATGCGCGACGTCCGTGCCAGACACGGCATTGATGTTGACGCATGTGATGAGGCATGGGAACAACACTGTAAGGAGAATGATGATGATCACAGTTGAGATGCGTAACAAAGACGCAAAGGTAGTCGCGGAAGCACTGCGCCAGATGCGCAATGAATCGTGGTCCATAGCTAAGTATGATGGCGTTAGCAAGACGCAGAAGAAAAGACTGAAGCATACTGCCAAGCGAGCTGAGGCACTGCGAGGACTCTTTATTGTAAGGGGAACGGAATGACAAACGATAATGACAAGACAGAGGGAACCCCAGAGGTACTGATCATCGTGCCGAACTATTGGGGAAAGGGAACCACGATCACAGAAGCCTGGAAGCAGGTCAAGGAAGCATCGTACAAGAATCTGCGCGAGCTTCGTAGTGGTCAGTGGATTATGTACTTCGGCCACGATACTGAGGAGGTCGGACTACGCGTGGATGACTTCGGTAACGTATGCCATCACAGCGACTATCCAATCTACCCGATTGAGTCGCACAAGCCAGCAGCCCGTAAGAGAGGATGATGATAATGTATAAGGAACTCACAGCACAAGACCTGATATCCCTGCTGCAAGACAGGCAGAAGTTCAGGGCGAAGCAATTGAAAGGCGCACAGGTAGAGATCAGCGGAGAGGACAAGCTGAAGGGAGCGCAAGGTGAGATCAGTTACTTGCTCGGCCGTATAACTGCGCACAGACAGGGCATCCGCCCAATATCACAACGACAATGATGAGGAGAACGACATGACAAGCAAATATGACACGAGAGAAGGATGGAAGTTGATTGACGACGAGACCGGCAACGAAATCAAAGTCGGCGACATACGGCAGACTGGCAGGAAGGGTGAAGACGTTGAGATCACGTGGATGCAGCCTCCGCACAAGTGTAGTTCGCAGGGTAAAGTTTCTGTGAAGTACGTAGGTGAGTCAGGATGGACGCAGCAGTTCTACGCGTCTGTGGTCGGTGGTCGGTACGAGTACCTGGGAGACGAATCATGAGCATCGTACAGGTACAGATCAACTACACTGTGCAATACACACCAGACGATGTCAAGGCACAGTTCTCAGGTGCTAAGGACTGGGAATTGCTGGATCCCGATGGGATGCGGTACACGTTC